TTAAAACCCACGACATCTCTAAACTGCGGTGCGTGTTGTGCCAAACGATTACCAAACCTGACATCGTGATTACCCCATGTAAAGATTAGTTTTACATTATGCCTGACGGCTTTGGCGGCTTCCTCAATTTCATCCAACGCAGCTTGCGTAGCTTTTAACTCTTGGATAACAGAAGTCTGAGGCATTTCAGTCACATCATGGCGGCTTATACACGCACCGTCAAACGCATCACCGTTACATATCACCGCCTTGGGTTTGAACTCTTGGATAGCCCATAAAAGCCCTTTAAAGGCTGTAGAACGCTGACCAGGTATAAAGTGGGCATCAGAGAACACGATGACTGAGCCATTCTCTATACCAAGGTTAATCTGTTTTAAGGGCGAATGCGATTTCTGTTTAGCATCATAAATACCGCCTCTAAAATCTGACGCTGGCAACTTGGTTTCATGGAACTTTTCCATGTTGCGTCTGCGGTAATTTACAGACCTTTCCGAAACCTGAAGAATTTTTGCTACTTTTGTAACAGATTGGTGCTTTTGCCATAAGGCAATAAATTCCTCATCTGTGCATTTTTCATTGTGATTACTCGATCCCATTGCAATCCTTACTTAGTAAGTTTTCTAGCAAATTGATGACCCTATGCTCTTGCATCTCAATGTCCTCGTCTGAGGATTTAGGGTCTGTGGCAGTTACCATTAGGTCATGTAGGAATACATGCAGTAACTCATGAAGTGCGGTTTTGTCTAATGACTCTTTTGTGATTTTTTCCGCACCAAAATCACCAAGTCTGTAAGTGGCAAGCCTAGCGTTGTCATTGAACTCAACAGAGGCCATTGCAGCCTTTGCTGGTTTCATGCCTTTTTCAATTCTCCAATCTGCCAGATTAAGAATCTTTTGCCATTTCTGCACAGATTGTGCAAAAAACTCAGCATCATCAGATGTTGGAATATTAGACATTTCAACACCTTAATCATTATTTATGACAATTTAATTTAACAAAGCGCATTCAGCTTGCCGTCTTTTAAGCAAGCCAGGCAAGACTTTGCCACCGCCCTTAGTCCATAACATCAGTTGTTCTTGAGCCGCTTCCCACTCTTGAGAATTGATTTTTCGCTTTAGTGTTGATGTCTGCAAACGACCAATTCCAAGGTTGTAAACAAAGTCAACAATGGCATTACATTTTTTTTCATCTGTTGCAAGAATCGGACAGTTTCGCAAAACGCCTGGCAAGTATGTATGTTCCAACTCAATCATGAGTAACACTCTTGCGTTAGACTCGTCCATAGGATCATCTCCCAAGGTCACTTTGCGCCCGTCAGAATAGTAAGTTGACCCATATCCAATGGTAGGGATACCAGCGGGGCATAGGTAAGGCTTAGACCTAAACCCCTCAAACTGGCGACATAGGGTTGCTGCCAGTTCTAAGTTCATAAACCACGCTTGGCTAAAGTACGGTCAAGAAACCAGTAATTGATTGTTCCTGACAACAACGCAGAAAAATCTGGTGTCATCATTGTTTTGAACACTTCGGTTGGGGGTGAACCCATACACCATGCGTTGTATGTAAACCACACATGGATAAATGTATAAATTAACAAGACCCAATATGTGACCACAGGACGCACAGAAGCCGACAGGCTAGCTACCCATCCACCCGCTGCTTTAACCATCTCAGCTTGCTGTTGAATAGCGCTGTTGAACGCATCCATCACGCCCACATCTACTGCGGCCTCACGCTGTGCGCCAATCTCAGCCAATTTCTGTTGACCACGCTGTGCTTCTAGTTCGCATTGATTCTTGAACATGGCAAGTTCATGCTCACGCTCATTCTTTTTATCAAGCCACTTTAATACTTCAGGTGCAAGGCGAAATACGCCACCAAAGATAGAACCTAACAAACCACCAGACAGGATTTCAAGCATCGTTATTCTCCGCAATGTTTACATTTATGGTCATCGTGCGAGAGCTTTACACCCGCCAATAAACCAATGAATCCACCAACAATTGTTTGAAAAGCAGGGCTAATCAGTTTAAAGATTTCATGGTTATCAACTTGTTTTGCCCATAACCCAAGCATAAACGCTGTGACCATAGCAAGAATAGAAATACAAAGAGTGGCACTAACCATCAATGTGACTTGGAATGTCAATCTGCTTTTAATGTCTTCCATCATCATTCCTATGCAAATTTATCAAATTGCTTTCTATCTTTAAACATTTCAAGTTCAATAGTGTGTTGTTCTGCCCGTTTGTTGTACAGCTCAAGGTCATACGCTTCAACTACATCACGAACTTTCTGCGCTTTTTCTGCCTGTCGTTGTTCAAATTCCAATCTTTCGGCACGTTTTTCAACAGCAATAGCCCTGACATCGTATTCTTTGGGATACACAAACGGATACCATTTGTGCATTTGTATCATTTTTTCTCTCGCTCAAGTGCTGTTTTATATCCAGAGATAACCAATCCTCTCAAAGCATGATTATCTGAAGTTCCACCCCATTCACTTAAATTGTTCCAAATTACGACAAAGTCGGTACTTTTGCATAAGTTCTGATGTTTTGTAAGCCACTCAGCCATCTTTTCATATCGCTCAGTTGGATTATGTATTGACCAAGCAATTGAATAAAACTCTCGAACGCTACATAAATCACCACCAGTGGATTGAAACGCAAAAACTAAAACAAATGCTGCAAGCCACCGCATTCATTTACTTTGACCAGTAATGAGTGATGTAACCAATTATTGATGAAATGGCAGACACAAAAATCATGCCCATCCAAAACCCACCACGGCCTTTGTTTGCCAGTTCAATAAGGGTTTCAAGCTGAGTTTCCATTTTATTGATCTTGGCTTCCATAGATTCGACCTTTTGTCGAAGAACGCCATATTCAACCAAATCAATTTCAGTCATATCATGCCTTCTGAATGAACGCTAATGAATAGTACAAAGGTAAATTAGTACCGCCAGAACCCGCTACATTAGAAGTAAAGCCACCCGTGTTGCCCACAGCGTAAGTATTACCCGCACCCACCACAAAACGATCACGCAAGTCTGGTGTGCCATTCTGACCATTGCAAAGATAGTAGCCAGTTGGGATTGCACCAATAGAGCCTGACCACATGATGATGCCACCAGAGGGAATTGGGGTTGTGCTGGCGCTTGTTCCCAAGATGCCATAAAGATTGTCGTAAGTGGCAATCTGAACATTGGCAGAATCTGTCAAAACAAACTTGTAAGAATAGCCTTCAGTAAACCAAATCTCTTGTGGAGGGCGACCATCAGTTCCCAATTGAATAGGGTTTGTGTTGGCAATCGTTCCCGTTGCTGTTGTGTAAGTAGATTGTGGAGTCGTAGAACCCGCTTGATAGGTATAAATATACCCACCATTGAGGGGTAAGCCTGTCGTGGTAAAGAATTGAAAACCGTTACCAATTGGGGAAAGATTGACTGCCATGTTTATTCCTTGTTAGCCATGCCCGATAAATCAATTTTTACGGGTTTTTGAGGACTGTTTAAATCTTTAGTTAAACCACCATAAGGACTTACAGCTTCTTTTGCAAATCCCTCTTTATTTAGTTTGCCCATCCATTGTTTGCCAATGGTCATGGCGGGAATTGACACGCCTTTTGTAAGAGCCGCCAATTTAGCTTCTGTTGCATTTTGGATGCCTTCTTTAGCCATTTCAGCAAACATTCCACTTAATGTATTTGAGTAGTTAAATGTACCTGTTTTTGGCATTCCGACTTTACTAGATAGTGCTGTCAATTCTAAAAGGTCTTTCATACCTTCAGGGCTAAGAGCCTCTTGCAAACGACCTTTATTGTCGTTTAGATAGTTTGCCAAAATTTTGGGATTCAAGTCGGGAATATCCGTAGCCAAGCCAGCTTTACGCATAGCCACACGCAACTCACCCGCATTCATTGCTTGAAGTGCTTGTGGATCGTCTGCCAACTCAGCTTTCATTCTGCGAATAGACTCAGGCGATCCTTTGGTTACAAATTTTTCATGGAATTTATCTGCTTTAAGACTTTCACCAGTAGAGGCCAATTCTTTCAAATCAGCGGCTTCATTAATAGCGGCCCTGTATGCGGGATTACTTCTAATTGTGTCAAAACGCTCTTTGGCCAACCCTGTGGCTTTATCATAAAAAGGTTGAAGCGCTGCGGCTTCAGGTGACAATGGCACATCTCGCAATTGATTGCGAATTACAAACGCTGCGGCTCTTTCACTTCCATTGCCTTCTCTTGTTTTGGCACTTAGGCGTTTATCTAAATTGATAAACTCGTTATATGTCATGTTGCCATTCTTCTCACGAATATCATCAAGTATTGATTTAATTGCTGGAGGCACATCATGTTGCAACAATTCATTTTTAAGTGCAGATTCTGTGTTTTTTAAGAATGTATTTCCATCAATAGGAAAGTCTCCATCAACAGGCAAACCAGCGGCTTGGCGTGATTGAACATAACGATCACGAAAATCTTTATAAGCCGCATCTATTGCTTGAACTCGAACAGCATCTTTAGCGGCTAAACCATTAATTTGAATTTGACCAAGAGAACTTGGGTCAGTTTCAAAAATGTCAGGCGCATTGCGTCTAATTGAATTTTCAAACGCAGACTTAAATTGTTTAGGTTGTTCATTAAAATGCTCACCCAATGTGCTAGTTTCGCTACGTTTATTCCATTCTTGTGAATAAAGGCTTGTGTCGCCTGTGCGTTGACCACGGCTCAAGTTGATGCCATGCTTTTCTTCAAGACTACGGGTTTCCAATGCTGGCAAATCAACAGCTCTTGGATTTTGTCCTTTAATATGCGCTTGCAGTTCAGGGCTTGCTTGAGCAAGAGCCGCATCAATATTGCCACGCAATACATTCTCAGGCATAGCCGCAGCAGCGCCAGCGCTTTGCATCCCACTAGGTTGTGCAGATGGTTGAACTTGGGCTTGTTTGGCAGCCATTTGTTGTTGCATTTGTGAACGCACATCACCCGCAACTTCTCTAGCAAGATTCACACCTTTTGCGCCATATTTGCCAACAGTAGGCGCTATGCCGACCATAGCTGTATTCAGCATATTTTGCACATCAGGAAGTGGTAATCCTGTTTTCTGTGCAATAGCTTCAGCCGTTGGCTCAATACCATTTTTGGCAAATGCTTCCATAGTGGAACGCAACAGTTCTTGCTTGTATGCAGGGCTTTCTGTGCCTTGACCAACACCAAATGCGCCCAAAGTCTTACCAAATGGATTCTCAAGCGTTGATGTAACTGCCTGACCCATTTGAGCCGCACGCTCTGGAGTGGTAAACGGTCTAGTAACCGCTTGAACCACTTGACCAGTCTGAGGCAATATTCCACCAATGGTTTGGTCAGCCAATGAAGCACCACCCAAAGCCAAGTCACGCAAGAAATTGCTTTCTTTGGCACGTTCCTGACCCGCTTGTTGCATTTCTGGTGAACCAGCCTGTTGCGCTTGAATAGCCGCTTGGCTACGCATTGGTCTGTAACCAATGTAAGGCTTTGTTAAGTCTGCTTCTTTAGGCGCTTGTTCACCTTCAGGACGGGTAAAGAAAGAAGCCAAGCCACCTTCAGATGGCGCTTGAGATGGCATTAAAACAGCGTGAACAGGGTCTTTTTTACCCAATGGACGGTGAATGCCAAATTGATTTAAAAACGCTTCAGGGACGGTTGTTCCAATGTCCACCGCATTGCCTGTTTCATGCAAGCTAGTGCCAGGCGGGGCAACCAAATTAGGATTGTTTTTGCGCTCATCAAAAAGGCGTTGCTGTTGTTCTTTAGTCCGAAACCCACTTGTGATAGGCATGGGTTTGCCATACTGCTTTAGATAAGCAGCCTTGGCTTGTTCAAGGCGATCAGCCAAATCAGGGCTTAAACCACCCTCATTTGGCGCTTCTGAACTAGGTCTGGTAAAGAAGTCAGCAAGTGCCATTATCGTCCACCGTTTTGTAATCGTTCAATGTTAGAGGCTTTTTCTTGCAAATCTTTCAATTGAGCATCAGTCAAACCTTTAAGAAGTTTTTGCTGTGCTAATTGTTTTTCTGCTGCCGACATATTTGAGTTCAAAATATTCATTGCTTTGAACACACGCACATCGTAATTGTCAGCCCAAGCCTCTTTAAATTTGTCTGCATGAACAATACCATTTAAACCTTGGTCTGCATATCGTTTTAAACCCTTTTGGAACGCTTTGACAGCCGTGTTACTAGCGTCAGTTCTGTCCACAATGGCCTGCAAACCTTCACGGGTCAAATCAGCTTTACCACTTGCAGCTTTAACGTCTGCGCTTGCTGCATCAGTTTTTGCACCCATGACTTGCATATTTCTAAGTTGTTGATCAGCCAAGTTTTTGCTGAGAATTTCAAGTTGTGGATCACCCGCAACCCATTGACCAGCTTTACGCAAGAATTGACCAGGTGCACTTCCCGCAGCTGCGCCCATGTAATTTTTAACTTGTCGTGATGTTTCTTCACCTTCTGTGGCAGCATTTGCCGCTTCAACAGAGTTTTTAATCAACGCATTGCCAGATTCCAAACGTGCTTGTTGAAATGTGTTTAGTTGTGGAATGCCACCTTTAGGAACGGGCATATCTTCAACCACAATAGGTTTGCGTTGTTGTGGTGCGTTTGCTTGCGGTGCATTAGTTTGTGGCATAGCACCTTGAGGGACATTTGAAGGCGCAACGCTTTCAGCACCAACAGGCGTAAGTGTTGGCTGACCGCCTTCCACTTTGGACGGTTGTGCATAGTATTTAATACCATTGATCTCAACAATAGATGGGCCAAGCACATTGGGTTGCACATTACCCGTAAATTTAGTGCTAGGTGCTTGACCGCCAATGCCTTGAGGCGTTGTGACGGTTTCTGCTGTTGCACCACCGATAGAGGCAAGACCTGGCTTTTGCGCAAATGTTGTGCGCTGAGTTTCTTGAGGCAAAGCCATGCCAGCCTCAGTCAAAAGGTCTTTGGTAATGTGATCGCCCGCACTTGCTTGTTTAAGCAATTTAATTTCGGCATTCAACAATCTGTGAATTTCTGGATCATTAGGACTTCTGTCAATAAATCCTTGATATGCCTTAATAACTTGTTGTGGGTCATTAACTCCAGCAAAACCCAAAGCGCTCTTAACATCAGCTACTTGCGCTCTTTGTTGTTTTGTTAAATCTTGTCTAGCTTTTGTGGCGTTAGATTGATCTGTGTGAAGTCCTGTTAATTCTTTAATTCTTTCAGGCCCTGTCAACGGTGCAATGTCAGCTAACTTGTTGATCTTTTTTAAATCTATTATTCCATCAGTTTGCCAATTTTCTGGATTTTGAATGAATGTTTGCATTTTTACACGCTCATCATTCTTCTGACGCAGAACTTGATTTTCAATTTGTGCTTTTTCTAAAGCCAAAGGATTGAGTTGTTGGGCTTGTTGATAGTTTTGAATGCCACTAGCAAGGTTAACCATGTCCCCAAGGCTTTGGCCTTGTGGCTTAGGATAATTGATCGAAATATCTGCCATGATTTATCCTTATGGTGTTTTGATCATCGAACTAAGCAAAGCTGTATTGCCAAGATTGTTTAGTGTGTTAGCGGTGTTTGCACCGCTTGCAACGGCATTGCTACCTAAAGCACTTGCAAGGTTAGAGTAAAGATTAGAAGCATTCAAGCCGTATGCGTTGCCCGCATTAATGACTTGACCAGTTCCCGTAGTCAAATTGCCACCATAAGTATTGGAAGCATTTGTAAGGTTGCCTCCATACTGGTTGTATGCACCTTGCAATTGGTTTGCATTAGAAAGCACATTGCCACCATAGTTAGATGACAATGAACTCATATTGCCAGCCAAGGTGTTTCCAAGGTTAGCAAGTTGACCAGTTGATGTTTGACCAATTCCAGCCATTCCCGACAAAGTGTTGTAAATGTTTTGTCGTTGATTTTGAAAGTTGTTGAAAGCATTTTGGTAAGCACCGCCCGCATAGTCTTGCGTGTAGCGTTGCAGACCTTGCAAAGCATTACCACCCAAAGCACCACCGCTTATGTTGCCCGCACGTTGGTTAGCCATCTGACCTTGTTGCAATTGGAAAGCATAGTTAGGTGCTAAGTTTTCATTCAGATCAGCATTGGTAAATTGACGGGTGAAATACGGTGTATTTGCCACCAATTGATTTGAGGCGTTGATGCCAACATTTTGGTAAGGCTGTTGATAGCCAACTTGTTGGTTATACAAAGTCCCCAAATTACCCAATGTATTGCCGTAAATGTTTCCAAGTGCCGTGTTGGTTGCACCATACAAACCCGCTTGAGCATTTAATGTATTGTTTAAATTGGTGTTCAGATTGCCGTAATTAGCCGCTAAATCGGCTCTGTTGGCCGCTGCCGCTGCAAGTTGATCTTTATAGGTTGTGCCAAGAACATCAGCCGCTTTTGTGCCATATTGATTAATCAAATCTCTAGCGTTTGAAATACCAGATTGGTTTGCTACCGATCCAAGCACATTACCTAAAGCATTCAAACCAAGACCTGTTGCAAGGCTAGTGCCTAATGCAGAACCAGCACCAGCACCCAATAATGAACCACCAGCACCAAGATTAGCTAATGTTGATCCTACTGGCAATGTTGATGCACCAGCTAAAGTCGAACCAAGTGCCGCACCGCCAAGAGCCGCATTTGTAGCAGCTAATCCACTACCAGCACCAATTCCAGCGCCTGTACCAGCAGCACCTAAACCACCTACACCCGCAGAAGTTAAGCCAGAGCCTAAAGCGGCTTCACCGCCTAATGCACTCATAGCACCGCCAAGACCAGCCGCACCAGTTCCAGCCGCAGTCAAACCTGTACCAGCACCCATGCCAGCTACAGTTCCTTCAGTCCCCAATGCGCCAAGAGTTCCAAGTGTAGATGTACCAGCACCAGCACCAGTCAGAGTGCCTGCACCACCAGCCAATGCTTCACCGCCAGCTAATGTTCCAGCACCAGCACCACCTAATCCCGCTAATTCAGCAAGATAAGGCGCACCCAAAACCGCCCCCGCAAGAAGCAATGGTGCATAGTCTGATACGTTACTGCTTGAACCGCCATATTTAGAATAAAGCGTTGGTTTACCAGATGCGTCAAAACTTACACCGTAAGCAGTTGAGCCTTCACCCGCAAAAGTACCGCCCCAAATGTCAGCACCAACTTGACCAGCTTTGTCGTAGTAAGGGCTAATTTCTTGACCAGTTTCTTTGTTCCCATAAACAGTAACTTGTCGTTCTGGAACAATGCCATAACCACCTTGTTCACCATCACCAAAATATTCTTCGTGAGCAGGGATAGTCTTGGTAATTTGTCCTAATTGGTTAATGTCTTTAATGCCCTGACCAGCCAACATGACAGCCATGTCGTAGGCAGTTTTTTCAGGTGAACCGTAACCTTGACCTGTCCATTGGGCTGTGTTTCCTTGAGCAAGAATTTGTTTAGCAATGTTGCCTACTGCGCCCGTTGTGGGCATAGTTTTGACAGCTTCATTTCGTGCTTCACCAAGAAACTTGTCCATTTGCTGTGGCGTAATAGTCGAACTATTACCCCAACGGTTTAATTCAGCATCTGTTGGATTACGACCTAATGTGTTCTGATACAAAGCAACCCAAGGGCTTTGATTAGCATTCGTGCCACCACTATTTATGGTTTGAGAAACTAAAGAATTTATTGTGTTGTCCATGACTTAAACTTTCTCAAACATTGTAGTAAGGCACTTTAAAGGTCTGCCCATCTACGGTGACATTTATAAACCCAACAGGATTGGCGGGTAGCGTAGCCGACCCTGCCGTTGCAGTTGTAGCAGAACTAAAATTCAACAAATTAATAAAAAACTGTTGCCACGCCCGTGATGGGCGATTAGTCGCACCATCCAAAAACGGTGCTTGTGGATAGGGGTTAACTTGCTGAGTGCTTGAAAGACCTGGTGAAGCCATTAGTTCTCACCCCCATAACCTTTTAAATTAGCAGAAACGATGACGAAATTCACAGGATCAGTCACCGCAACCTCAAAAATTCGATCTCGAGCCATGCCCAATCTGCGCCAAATTGCACGATTCTTGAACTTGCCCATTTGACCAACAGTTGTCCAATGTTCATTTGACCAAGTTGAACCACCATCATTTGACCATCTCAGCATTGCTTGAGGGTAAGTGGTTGTTCTGTTATCAAGCACTTCAACACCCAAAATGTAGGTTTTTGGTGCTTCTAAAGTCAAAGTTGAACTTGCCCCTATTGTATATGTTGAGCCAATATAAACAACATTTTCGTTAGCCGCTAGAGCAGGGCCAGACAGACCCGTTGTCCCCACGCCTGGCTGAAACTGAATCTGCAATTCATCAAAATACTGTCGTTGGAAGTCGCTCAACAAATGGGGCGCTCTGCGAACCCTACGAATCGTGTGACCATCATCTGTGTAATTTTGCTTGTCCAACTCGTAAATCTTGCCATTTTGATAATCGCCCACCATGACTAAGCCTTGAAACGTAGCGCAGCAATTGCCACGATGACGCTCATAGGTGCTGTTAGCACCAAAATACAGCCACTTGTGCCACATCTGAGTGGCTATGTCATAAGCCCATGTCAAGTTCAAACTTGGGAATGTGACAACATAAACCTCATGCCCTTCAAGCTGGTAAGTCCACGCCACGGCATCTGTGATGTTTTTGTTAACCAAGGTGTTTTCAACCGCATGGGTAGAAATCCTTTGTGGGATGTACCCTTGCATTTGCATGATCTGCGCTTGTCCTCGATTGTTTCGAGAAACATAGGCAAATGAGTTTCCAAGTCTAGACAAAGAAAAAGGTGCTGCAATACCGTGTTGGGTTGATGTGCCTGGGATTCTTTGGAACGGAAACGGCACAGTTCCCACATCTGTCCATACCTCTGACGAAATCTCACCCATTAAATAGACTTCACGGTGATCAACAATCAAAGCCACCAAATCGTCTGGTGCGCCATCTTTTAGTGAATAGCTAGTAGTAGGTGAAATAGGCGACAAAAGGTCACTAGCACCCCATTGCTGTGTCGTAGGATTGTTATAGACAAAGTAATTGTCAATAATGTCCACGGTGTTAGCACCGCTAAACGCACCATCTGTTGAGGGCAAAACAGAGAAATTCAGCCCATACATGGTCACGCCCACCGCAACGGTGCTTGATGTGCTTAAAGTGTAAGTTCCAACCCCACCCGTACCCGATCCAAATGCCGTAATAATTGTGCCAAGCGTTACGCCAACGCCTTGAATTGTCTGACCAAGATGCAAAGCACCTGAAGAAACGGCAGAAACAGTCATTGTTGAGCCAGTAATCGTAGCTGTCACAATAGCCCCAACAGTCGCAGAATTCAGGCTTCTGGACGTAACTGTTTGGCTTCTGTTGATCGTGTATGTGCCAGTTCCACCCGAACCTGAACCAAGTGCAGTAATCACGGTTTCTGGCAATACATCAACGCCATATAAAGATTGACCAACCGCCAAAGTGCCACTAGAAACGCTTGTCACGGTTAATGTTGTGCCACTTGTTGAACCCCTAAACACAGCCGTTGCTGGGCTTGATATATACCATGTGTAACGATAAGCACCGTCCACAATGTAAACATTGACCCCGTTGTCGGTAATCCGCACTATTCCAGAACTAGAATTAAGTTGACCAATGACAGATGGCACTAAATTGGCGGTCAAGGCATAAACATAAACACCGCAAACAGCAATCAATTGATCACCACCCGAGACGGTGTGAAGACCTCGAACCTCTTGTTCGTTGGGCAAAACGGCTTTAACAGTCAGACCAGGCGTAGGGTAAAGCGCAATTACCCCACGATCACCTTGTTGCTTCAAAGGATCAACTTCAGGATAAAAATTGATGCACTCTTGAGCCTCTTGGTAGATGCTTGGTGCTTCGTATGATGGGCCGACAAAACCAAAATCAGGCATGGTAGTCCCTTAAATAAAGCCGCCAGTCAAAATCCATCCAGCATCTTTTGCCTTGTTAACCAAAAGTGCATCTGGATAACGTGCCACTTGCAATGGAGACATATTGGTGCGCTTAAGAGTTGATTTGGCTTGCGCTGCATAGGCGTTAATCATCGCTATCTGCGTTTGTGAGGCTTTGCCATACATAGGCATCAAACGCTCTGCCAAACACCATCTGAGAGCCATTGAATAGCCTTGTGGCAATGCTATGTCCTCATACATTGAGTCGTAATGGCTGAACAAGGTATTGGCAAACAAGTGCATTTCGCCTTGTGAGGGGCTAGGCCAGATGAAAAGGTTGCCCGAGTCTGAGCCTGGGTTGAAGTAAACCGCCTTGGGCCACGGGCCATTCAGCGTTTTCAAACCAATCATTTGATAGTCTTGCAAGGCAAGAACAGACATTGGATAGTCCAAGCCACCGCCCGTAATAGGCTGACCATTGGATGTAGTATTAACCCTTACAAACGCTGAATCAATATTTAGAGGCTTTTGGTAGTAAGCCGTGATTGATGTAGATGCAACAGTTTGGGAAATATTAACTTGGTAAGTTCCCGTTTCGTTAATGTTGCCACCCGCACCCGTCAAAAACTGAGTAATCTTTGTTCCCGCTGCGATGCCTGTGCCTTTTAAAGTTTGACCTTGGGCAACAGCACCTGATGCAATACCAGTCACGGTCAAAATATTGCCAGAAATTGAGCCTGTAAAAGACGCACCAATAAAGTTTTGAGTTGATGGGTTAGGGCCAATTGTGTATTGGGTTTGACCAGCAATAACGGGGCAAATGATCTCAGTGACATTGAAAACCATCATGTTTTCATTTGACCATTGGTCAATCATGTCATTGAGCATTTCAAACGCATCTTTTGCTGCGTCTGGCGTAGGTGTTTCACCAGCTTCCAATGCGCCAATGTCCTTTAGCGCTCTGCTAATTATGTCATAGGGCATTGTCATAGGTTTTCCTTACAGTTTGACAGAAAATGTCTGGGGCATCCAAGGCGGGGGGCTAAATTGGCTTTTGCTCAAAGAATCTAATTGTTCTTTAAGCCTTGATTTTATGATGCAAACGCCATCTCGCATAGTCTCTTTTTCAATCCATTCAACGATCATTTCTTCTGTCACTTGATCAAATGGAATTTTCAAAGCTGTATTGCTGAAAGTCCAATAACCCTCTGTTTCAACAGAAAGATCATCTTCTTGAATTGTCACATGATATTTAGCCTGATAGATGGCTGATTCATCACACTTCAATTCTGAGATTTTCCAAACATAGTTCATTTTTAGGTCAATGATTGAATTTGATTTTGAATCTCTTGAAGTCTTGCTAAAAGTTGTTCTCTTGTTAAAACTTCTGGATTTGGCTGTGGGGCGGGACGATTGTCAGTAAATTGACCGTTTGCATAATCCCAGCCAATGCCCGCACCATCAGTCAAAGGAATCCAATTTTGTTGATTAGCGTAATCAGCATCAGAGACAACAATGTTGACAACTTTGCCGTTTTCAATAACTGCATAATTTGGCATTTTTAATCCTTAGTATTCGATTGTGACAACGCCATTTGTGCCAGCGCCACCAGTTGAGTAAGTTCCAACACCGCCAGCACCGCCTGTGCCGATGGTGACGTTCAAAGTGAGGCCAGGTGTCATGCCAGTCAAATATTTGATTGCACCACCACCACCACCGCCACCGCCACCAGTTCCTACGCCATCTTTGCCGCCACCACC